TCATAATGCGGCTCCAGAGACCGCCCAGGCGGGATGAGGTGTCAGCCTGGCCTTGCTCTTTGCTGCCTCGACCAGGTCAGCCGGAAATTGCGTTGCTATGTCGTTGTCGATGGTCTTGATGACCCAGCCGTATGTCTTGACCCAGTGATGCGGGGCGATCTTGTTTCTTTCGGCAAGCAGCTTGTTGTAGAAGCTGAACATCTTCCAGAGATCGTCCTCGAAAACCACCATCTGCGGGCATCTGAAGCAGACCATGTACTTGCCGCAAACCTCTCCTCCCTCGCGAAAGGGATTCTTGCAGCGAGCAACGACGGTGTTGTATCCGCCGCTCAGGAGTTCGTGCACGTTCTGCAGCGGAATCCTGCCATCGGCGGCCAGTGCCGTGGCTTTTGTCTCATCCGCGGAAGTGATCCAGCCCACCATCGCTTGACCCACAAAGACATGATCCCGCTCAGCAACTGCCGGTAACGACACATAGTGGCGTGCGGTGGTCTCGGCGGATGCATGGCCCAGTGCGAGTTGGACTTTGCGAATATCTCGTGTTCGGGCATACAGGTTGGTGCCGAAGGTCGGGCGACAACGAGCGACGCTGAAGAGAAGGCGCTCCCCACGGTCATCCACCAGTTCATGTCGTGCCACGAAATCCGCGATGGCGTTTCGGGCATCCACTTGGGTGAAGCGGTTAACCCGCCCCTGACGGGTGGATCTTGGGTGGCGCCCGGTATGGGGCACCTGCCACAGGAATACGACGTCGCGATCCTCGGCGCGCGCTTCGTCGCTCAGTGAGCGGGTGAATTCAGCCAGCCACCGGAAGTGGTTGCCCACGGTGGTGGGAATCGTGAGTATCTGCTCTTGCTCAGCCCCCTGGTCGGCAGCCTGCGCCCGGTATGATGCGGCCTGCGTGGAACCGCCGCGGCGTTTTTCAGTGATGAGAACTTCCCGATCCTTGAGCGGATGGGGTTTTAGGCTATCTCGTCGCAGCTCAAGCAGGCCTTGAAAGTTCCGGCCGGTGGCCAATGCCAAAACGATCAGGTGCACCGCCAAAACCTGGGCCGGAGACAATGAGTCTTCGCCCCTTTCATTGTGAATCCGCTTCAAGTCTTGGTTGCACGCCGCAATGATCCTGTTCTGCTCGCCCTTGCTGTAGGACGCGCGCTTCGGCACCAACCGATTGATATTGGGGAACGGCGACTTGGGGAACCTCAACTGAGTGCTGACCGACTCCGGCGTCTTTTTCATTCGGTTGGTCAGCACTGTCTTCAGCGCAGAATAGGCGTTTTTCTTCGCCGAGAGTGACAGCGGTTGACCGGTCCGCCGCCCCCCGCCGGCGATGCGTCGCTCGAGCCACGCCAGGAAATCTCTGACCACCTTCTCGTCAATCTGGCTCAAGCGGCTGACAACGCAGCCACTCTTCTCAAGGTCATCCAAGAATGGCAAGAAGTAAGTGGCGAGTTGCTGAAATATCCCCTGCAGGGTGATTCCCACCAGCTCATGCCGCAGCGACCACACGGCATCCCGTACATGCATCACCAGGTCATCGCGATCACGCCGGCACCATGGATCGAAATCGAAGCGGATTTCACCATGGTGCTGACAGCTGATGGTGAAGCACCATGACGGCGGCAAATCGACAACAGTGCCATCCAGTGTGATGGACTCGACTTTCCGAACGACCCGCTTCCTGCCAATCATGAACGACTCCCTACGCGCTGCAGGACCTCTTCAACGTAACCGTCCACCTCATCATGTTTCAGCAGGTCCGCCGCATGCACGTAAACCTCGGTGGTGGTGATGCTCGAATGGCCCAGACGATCCCGTACCCAGTGCAACGCGCCATCCGTGCCGCGCCGCTCGGACATGCGCAAAAATTCGTAGGTGCCGAAGGTGTGTCGGAGACGATGAGGCGTGCACTTCACCCCAGACTTGGCCGAGGCTCGTTGAAAGGTCACATCCAAGCCATCCAGCGACAACTCAGCGCCATCACGGGTCAGGAAGAGCCTGGTTGTCTCCGCGCCATGGCGCTTGTGGTACATGCCGGCTAGTTTCGGTCGATCCCGCATCATGTAGTCGAACAGATGGCCCGCCAAGTCGTATGGCACCATCACCCAGCGCTCCTTGGAGCCCTTAGTCGGCGTAAGACTCGGATCGAGCGTCATCTTGATGGCCTTACTTGGGGAATGTCCGGCCGGCGTCGGCAGAACCCGAACATCGAGCGCGCAGGCCTCCTCACGACGCAGACCACATAGCAACATCAGGTAGGCCACCAGTTGCGTCCTGCGAGGCGACAGCGCCCCGATAAACTGGACGGCCTCCGGGATGCTCAGAAACTTGGGGAGTTGCTGCTGAGTACGCAAGGTCAACTCATTGGCCTGCAGGCGATTCCCTGAAGCATCGACGTGGGCCAAGAACCCCTTGGGTTTTGACACAAGCACATCCTGAGTTTCGAATGGCAGCTGTTCGGCCAAGCCCTGGCGAGCGCACCAAGTGTAAAACGCACTGGTGGTCGAAAGGCGCTTGTTGATCGTGGAGCGGGACAGGCCACGATCCAGCATCGAGTTGCGCCAGACCGCAATGTGCTCCTGGTTCACCCGAGTCCAGAACAAAGCGTTCTCTTCGAGGAAGGAGAAAAACTCGTAGAGGTGGTCTGCGTAGGTTCGCCAGGTGGCGGGAGAGCGAGTGCGCCCTCGCACGACCGCGATGTGGAAAAGGTAACGATTGGCCGACTCGATCAGCTCTGCACCGGCATTGGCCAGGAACGGAATCCCTGGCAAGGGCACGCCATTCAGCTCGAAACTCTCATCCGTGTAGAACACCCGCATAGGCCTTTCCCTTCTAGCAACACCATGATGGTAGTGTGCTGATTCTTAAGGATATTTGTCAGCAACACCTTGATGCTAGTAGAACATGATGGCATCAGTCGGCTTTTCGAAATCGGATGGGATATTCCGCGCGTGGCCAGCGTCTCGGGCCATCGGGACTGGAATTCGATGCGGCGTTACACGCATCTGAGAGGGAACGGCGACAAGTACGAAGACTGGCCGTGGTTGGAGCAGATAATAGAGGGCCCCACGAACGAGGCCCGGTAGGCGGCAGGGTCAGGATGCACGGCGCAGGGTTCTGCGCCCCATGAGCTTTTCGTGCTCCTCCTTCGCCGTTCTGTGCCGTTCGTCAAGGTAGTTCGCCAGGTCCGTCAGGTGTACGCCACGCGCAGACTTCTGGCTGTTCTCCATGCGCACCAGCGGCAAGTCGATTTCGCCGGCCGCTACCTTCATCTTCATTTTCTCGGGAGTCAGGTGGCTGAAGTAGTCGGCGCAGACGCGTTCGAGGGGAATGATGGCGGCGCCATCGTACTGAGCCATCAACAGAAACAGGGTGTTCATTGGGCGTTACCTATCCCAGCTCTCCGGCCGGGCTGTTCCGCGACCCTTTCCGTTGGGCCGCGGGCATGGATGATTTCAGGTAGGATGCACCGGCTCACCGGTGGCGGGACCAGCCTTGGCGGGCATGTGCCCCTGATCCGGTGGGCTTTCGCTGGGCGAAGGTCTGGCCGGAAACGGCGTTCCCGGCAGGATGCCCAGGGCGTCGGTGGCGCGTTGGACGATGTTGAGCGCCACTTGCAGCGCCGCCGCGTCGTCTTGCATGCGCATGAGCGCGGTCATCTTGGGCCGGTGCTCGGCACACACTCTGTCGCGAAGCTGACCGGCGGCGCGGCGAACAGCGTCGGCCGTGCCGTGGTGCTGGAGCACCAGCGCCATGACCAATACCACGTCGACGCTGTGCATCTGCATCGTTGTGGTCCGCAGGAGCCAGCGGGGAAGGGCGATGCCTGGTTTCTGCTTCATCCGAAGCACCCCGTCTGCCAGGCCGCCAGCGTGCGAACGATCGGGAATATCTCCACCAGCCCCACCACGGCCAGGCCGAGGGCGGCGATGATGCCGAGGGCGGTCAGTGCTCTACGCATCGCGCGGCCCTCCCTGAGTCGCCGCTGCCCGGTCGAGACGTTCGATCTCGGCCAGCACCAAGGCGCCGGCCTTGATCAGTTCTCGCCGGCGGTCGTTCGGAGCTGGCTTCCACCAATCGCGTGTCCAGGGCCAGATGTTCGGATCGCGACCATAGCGTCCAAGGGCGCCTTCGATCCGGGCCGGATGCGCTGGTGGAAGCGCGTAGCAGGCTGCTGCACATGCGATTTCGCCGCTGTCGTGCTCGTCGTCGTGCTCCGGCGTCCAGCCTCGGCCTCCACTTGCCGGCGGCGCTCTGCCTGCACGTCGAGCCAGGCCTGTGGCACCTGCCCAGCCTGGGCGGCCGGGGTGGAGATTTTCGCCTCAGCGACCAGCTCGTAACGGCCCCCACACTCTGGGCAAGCTGCCGCCATGCAGTTCTCGCCCGCGCAACCTGGGCACTTGTCCTCATCGGGTTCCGGTCCAGTCCATCGGCAATCGTGGCAAGCGGCGTAGTCGGCGGCGTCGTTGATACCGATGTGCCGGCAGTTCACGCACTGGCGAGCTTCGGCATAGCCCGCGCTGTGCTGAGCCTGGGCGGCTTCATACAAACCCGCCAACTTCGCATGCGCCTCGTTTATGCCGGCGATGGTGCGTTCTTGCTGTTCGACCCTGGCCAGGGCGGCGTCGCGCTCTGCTGTCACTGAACGCAGTAGTTCGCGCTGACCTGCCTGATTCTCCGCACGCCATTCGAGTGCTTCGCGAAGTTGAGCAGCCTTAGCCCGCAGCGCCCCGACGATGCGCTCATGCTGGGCGACGGTCATCAGCTCGTCTTCGCTCACCTCGCAGCCGCGCTCACGCCAGTGGGTAGCTTGATCTTCCGCATTCTGCTTGTAGTAGTTCAGTGCGTAGTGGGGATGCTGGTGCTTTTCATGTCGCCCGATAGTCCGGTACGCCACAACCTCCGGCCGCTCCGCCTCTTGCTCCGGAGTGGACTCGAACTCGTACAGCCGCTGGGCGGCTTCGACTACCAGCCGCGACGACACGCCAGCGCTGAAGCGGACGCCACCGACCTTGGCTGGATGTTCCAGCTTGGGCCAATGGTTGAATGCTCGGCGGGCGAGGGCAATGTCGCAGACCGCAGCCGGAACAGGCTGGCCGTCCTCGCCCTCGAGTTCGTTGGCCAGCCACTCTTCGAAGCTGGCTTCCGATCGAGCCGGCGCCTGGTCCTTGATCAGGGCCAGCAGGCTCTCGGCTGAGGAGTGAACGTCGTCGAGGTCCGTCGACCAGCGGTGCGGGCTGGTGTCGTGGATGTTGTCCAGGGCTTCGACGATGCCGCGTAGGCGGGTGGCGCATTGCTCGATCAGTTGGTGTTGGGTAGAGGACATGGCGGTGTCTCCGGTTGCTCCGGCGCCGGCGGCCGGCAGCGGAAGCATTTGCACAGGCCTATCCGTTGGCCCGTGGTGCGGCAGATGGTGGGGCGGTTCATTGCGATGCTCAGGTGAAGAGGGTGGGCTGGGCGCTTTTGTCCAGCGCCTGCTGGATCTTGGTGAAGGCCTCGGGGTGCTGCTGGTCGAACGCTGGCATGCGGGGCGACTCAACCCAGGTGCCGCGCTCGGCGCCCTTGTCGAGCCAGGTGCGCGTCCAGTTCGTCGCGCTGACGCCGCATTCGGCGATCTGCTTCGTTGTGATGAATCCCTGGCGGCGTAGCGTGGCGATCACCTTCAGCGCGCCTTCTTTCCACTCGGTGAGCCGCAGCGGAGCCGGAACGCCGGCGGGCACGTCGGGGACCACGATCGGGACATGGCAGCGTTCCTCGGGGTTCCAGTCGAACAGTTGCGGTCCACTGGAGTGCTGGAGCCAGTAGCGCAAGTGGAACTCGGGGAAGTCGACGAACTTGCCGTCGCGCCGACGGTGTCCGCGGGACGGCGCGAGTACTGCGATGCCGCACATTTCAAGCAGGCGCGCGATTCCGTGGCTGGCCTCGGTGATCCGCCCGACAATGACCAGGCGGTGATCTGGCCCGGGCGCCCCGTACCGGTCCTGCCAGTACTGCGGCAGGATCTGGTCGGCCACCTTGGCGTTCAACTGCAGCTTGGCCTCGACGCCGATCTGCCGGCCATCCTCATGGACCACCAGGATGTCGAACCCGGCAGTCTCCGGGTAGCAGGTCCAGCCGGGGAGTCGGTTGAACTCGTCGATGAACGCCGCGCAGAGCTCGGCCTCGCTCTGCACCAGCGGGGCCTGGCTCTTCATGTCGGTATCTCCGCAGGACCGGTGATGTGCTCCGCGTGCAGAGCGCGCATTCCCAGGTTGGTGGCTACGGTGAACTCCAGCCTGGCGCCCTTCGAGTCCATCCAGCCGGGCAGCAGGGCGATTGCCTGGCAGGTGAGCAGCTTCTGCAGGTCGAGCCGCAGGTAGTCGGCCCACTCGAAGCCCGGAATCTCGCCGTGCTCGGCGGGGTTCTCGACCTGGTACCCGAGGCTGCGCAGGCGCGCGGCTTCGGCGTGGAAAGCGGGGAAGTTGTGTTCCGGCAGGCCGGTCATAGGCCCGGCGAGGTAGATGCGCTGGATCACGGCAGCAACCCCTCCCCGATCTGGCGGGCATGCTTGAGGCTGCCGGCCCTGATGCGCGTCCAGTTCTTCCCCCAGTCCTCCGTCAGGCCGCCCTGGTCGCGGAAGAAGGGACCGTGCTTCACGAACACGGCGCCGCCGGCGTTGCGCATGACGAAGTAGGTGTTGTCGTCGATCGGGTCGTCCGCGCGGTTGTGCTCGATCGCCTTGTCGGCCGGCGCCGTGCGCCAGTCCGGCCAGGTGCGCGACTCGTTCTTCGCCTGCTTTGCCAGCAGGGCGTCGATGATCTGCGCCGGAGTGGCGCCGGTGCGCCAAGCCCCGTCCAGGGCCAGGATCACAACGTCGATCCACTCGGCCAGGTCGCCGGGGCTTCTTCGATTTCGCGCAACTCTTTGCGGATGTGGTCGACGACGCCAGCGGCGCGCGACCCAGGCCCGAACGTGCGTTCGCTGAACCGGCGCTGGCGCTCCAGGTGCAGGTCGAAACGGAACACGTCCAGGCGGCCCCGGGCGCGGCCAAGCGCGTAGGCCTCGTCCTGGAACATCAGGAGGTGATCGCTGGTGCGTCCGGTCAGGACATCGAGATAGCGGCTGTGGAGCGCTTCAATGGCAAGGTGATCGTCGGGGTGGTTCTGGTTCGTCGTCATGGCTGCACCTGCTGAAGTGGGCGATGGCCTGGTTTCGGCGGTAGGTGTGGGGTGAGCAGCGCGTCCTCGAGGGACATGCCTGCGGCGAGTCGCCGGCGGACGGTGCTGGCCGAGACGGGGCTCGGCAGCAGGTCGACCAACTCTTCGAGGGTTCCGGTTCTGCCGCGCACGGTGTGGGTGTGCTTTTCCTTGCGTGCCTGGCGGGCCTGGTCCAGTGCGCAGGCGAGTGCCGGCGTGCAGTAGCCCTGTTTCTGCGAGTTGGCCCGCTTGTGGTCCAGCGACTGGCCCTTCGCCGGCCACTTGATGTCCGGCATCAGGGTCAGCATTTCGCGGAATACCCATGGGCCGATGCCCAGGGCCAGCCGGGTGGCGCGGCGGGAAAGCCCGCGCGCGGCCGAGTCACGGATGAACTGTTCGATGTTCACGGTTGCACCTCCTGGTGCACGAAGCTCTCCGTAAACGCCACTGGATGTCCGCAGAATGGTGCTGACTTGTAGGGTGGTCTCCTGGCGTACTCGTTGTTGCGGGCAATAGCTACCGGATCCGGCGCCTGGTAGGGGCCGGCGACGTAAATGATGGGGTACAT